ACGCGAACCCACTTGAAGCCCCAACCGTCCTGCGGTTCGGGTGTAGGTAACGTCTCGGGCCTGCGCCATGAGCGTTTCCTAGTTACCTTCTCACGAGTGTTTAGCTCTCTATCGAGTCTGTTCTCAGCCATTATGTATTCCTCGCTAATTGTGCAACCTGTTTGGCGTATACATCCAAAGGTACGTTAAGACGTTTCGCGATAGCAATTTGTGATTGAGTTAGTCGCACCTTGTTAGGTGAAGTGCTCCGCGTAGCGGGGGCAACCACATTGCTAGACTTCTTTTTTGGTTCCTCTGGTTCATCTATCCCGTCATCAAATTGATTCGGGAATACTTTCCGCATACGAGAATTTATCTTCTCGTAGTAATCGTCAGATTGGGGGTCAACCCCCTCTTTGACTAATTTGTTATGGTACCCCAACGCAAAAGCGGTCATTTCATCGTCAGAGCCAAACCACGGGTTCTCATCGCGCCATGCTTCGGCTTTGACATCCCTAGCAATTTGCTGTTCTTGGGGTGCCTGTACTTGCTGTTGTACTCTATTACTATCTGATTGTAAAGGAGTTTCTTTTTTCACTTTTTCAGGTTTAAAACTAGAAACTCTTTCCATACGTATCTGTGCATTGTTTAGTTGCTGCTGGGCTTCCAAAATAGCATCAGATTCTCCGCTTTCGTACGCATCTTTATAGGCACGTTTAGCGGCCAGCATTTCAGCTTCTACCTGCCTTTTAGCTGATTCAATCAAAGCATTCTGACTTTTTACCCCGTCCTGCTTCAACCGGTTGTTCTCTTCAATCAACTGTTTAGCGTAAGATTCGACGGCCTCACGCTCGCGCAGTGCCTGTTCTTTAGCCCTACGCTCGTCATGGTAGCCCTTGCTGAAGTGCTGGATACGCTTTTTGACTTTTTCGGAGTAGTTTTCTAACTCGTCGTCAGTAACTTCTGCTGGCGGCTCAGACGGAGTTCTACCCCTGTCTTCAACTGGGGTGTCGTCTTCAATTTCAATTTCGACTTCTCCAGCTTGGAGACTTTCTGTATCTTTTTGATTTTTAACAGATTTTGGTTTCTGTTGTATAGCTTCACGTCCAACGGCTGGTTCAACATCTATATTAGTATCAACCTCGTCATCCGCTTTAATTTCTATTTCTGTTAAGTTTTCTGCTTTTTCGTCAGGAAACTCATACCCTACCTGCTGCATAGCCATATTTTATACCTCACGCACGAGTAACTTTACTCGGATCATCGACAACGGCTTCCACAGAATCATCGTTTATTAGGCGATATTCCTGCTTGCCGACCCTAAATCTTGTACCGCTATTAGCCCGAAACATCACATAATTACCCCGTTCACACCATGGGCCAGTGGGGAACCTGTCTGTATCGCTGTATGCTTGCTCGCCCATGTCCAGAACTACCCCAATCATTGACAGGATATACTCATCCCGCATGGTCTTTTCGGACTTCAGAAGGCCGCTTTCACCATAAGTTTCTTCAATGTTTGGTAGGGCAATTAAAATCCTATACCCGACGGGTTTAGGTATTTGTTCCTCTAAAACCACTTCCTGTGCTTCCTGCTCCTCTATCTTTAGCTTACGTTTCTGTTCTAACGCAGTCATTTCAGTCATTTTCGTCTTCCAAAAAGTTTCGCGAGAGGTCTTCAATTTCTCGTATTGCGGAGGTTAGACCTCGTATCACCCCGCAAATCTCACGGTACTGGGCATAGTCTTTAGCTGACCCAGCTACCAAGGATTCTTCACAAGAGCGCTGCTGCTCTTGTAGTTTTTCTCTTAATACCTCAAATACTGTCTTCGCCATTATCGCTAGGTTTCTCCCCAAACTTTTGATGTTCGTATATTGTGCGTACCCACCAATGTAATAAATCTTCCGGAAGCTCGTGTTTTATAAAATTAATTCTTCCAGCAACCAACTGTATGTTTTCTGGCGTATAGGCTTCGTGTGGAATTATCCGGTCTATGCTTGCGTTAAAATCTTTTCGCCCACCACCGTCTTTATGGTGGGTCATCACAACACCAGATATTGCACACCTACCGTTCTGTTTATACCACAAGTCAATTAAATCTTGTTTTGTAATCGCAAAATCCGTTTTGTTCGGGTGACTTCTATTGTGTTTCCTGCTTGTGTATGTGTATTTAGCGTGTGTGTATAAAGAAGTTAAAAAACCTTCTGGTGTGGAGGACTGCTTTATACGAGCTTTTATTTCTTTACATACTCTGCATATTCGACGTTGTGGTTCAAACGCGTCTAACGGCTTTACTACTTCGCAGTTTTTACATTTCCTGTTCTGTGGTTCAACGTACAAAACTACCTACCTTGGCCCTTGTACTTCTTGTAATTACGCTTCTGGTCTTTACTCATTGTGCTTCTTTTAGTTGCACCGCCACCAATAGATGTGCCTTTGACACTTTTACCTTCCTGCAACATTTCATAGGTATTGCGTTCTGCTTTTTTAGCCACCTCTGTTCACCTGCTGGGTTTTTGCTAAGTCAATAAGTGCTTTAGCTTCATCCAAGTCCCGTTTGGCATTGGCTTGGTCTGTCTGCGCGGCTATACGGCTTGCTTCAAGAGACATGGTAGTGTTTGCTTTCTTCTCCTCAAGCTGTAGTTTAGCCGCTGCTATCTGCGCGTCTGCTTGGTCTTTCTGTGCTTTGCGCTGTATTTCAGCCTGTTTAATAGCTAGTTCTTGCTGTTGCATCTGGATTACCGGGTCTTGGGCTTGCTGTTGTGCTGCCTGTTGCGCCGCTTCTGCCTGTTTCTGTTGGGTCAACTGTGTACTTGCCTGTGCCATAGTCTGAGCGAGAAGCACTTCAATATCTTCCGGTAACTCCTCGTTAGGCGCGGGCAGCGGAGCACCCAGTTTTTCTTCTATCTGGCGACGATATTCAAACGCCATGTGCTCGGCTATATGCGCTTGCAGTGACCCCATAATCTGCTGGGCCGCTGGGTTTTGTCCAATCATCGCGGCAATCTGTGGGTCTTGCATAAATGACTGGTGAGTAGCGATATGCGCCTGATGGTCTTGGTAGATAAACGCCTTCATGGGCTTACCAACCAGCGCGTTCATGTTTTCACTTACTGGGTCAACCGGAGGTAAGTCATCGCTTGTCGGTACAAGTTTCTCAGCATTCTTTATTCCAAGAACTTCGATCATTTGGCGGTGTAGCTGGGGGAGGTCGTATATCTGCGGTGCCTGTTGCGCCATCTGCAACACGGCTTGGTACTGAACCACACGCTGGGCCAACGTAGTATTGTTGGGGTCGCTTACAGGGATTACATCAGTAATCGCATAATCCATCTGCCTAGCGCGGGGTTCACCACGGTTGGGGACATACCCATATTCTTCTGGTGCATACTCAGAAATGATCGCCCGCAGTAATTTGAACTCCTGTTTCATCGCGTAATGAACACGAGCTTGTACCGCAGCCATCGGCTTGAGTGTGCGCTCCAGCAGAGCAAGAGTAGTCCCTACTGGCGCGTTGGCGCTCATATCACTGATATTCATGTCTGAGATTGCACCCAGACGACGACCTTCTTCAGTAATACGGTTCAACAACGCCAGTAGGGTCTGGGAAGGCTCTTTATATGGTAGCGGCATGATGTTGTCGCGGATGGAACCACTAGGCACATCCACGTCACGGAACTCACCGGGGCCAATCGGTGTATCGTCACCTTTCACACGCAGGCCGCGAGACTTCAAGCCGCCCGGTAGATTTGACAACGTACCAGCATCAACAAGCTGGCGAATGAGCGAGGTGCCCGCACGTGCGTACCCCCCTACGATGTGTATCAAACCAAGACCATAAAAACCAAATCCCGGTACGTAAACATAGTGTACAAAGTGTTGACGCTTTAGCATCAATGGGTCATCGGGGTTCCAGTTACGGCGTATAGCAAGAACTTCCCCAGTACCCTGTTCAATAGTTACGACGTAAGGCTTGGCGATTTGCATAGTCTCATCGCCTTCTTCCCCATCCACGCCGTCTATAATCAGGTCTGCGTGTACTTCACAAATACAGTAGCGGTCATCAGAGGTTAGACTAAAGCCACCTTCTTCCGCTTTCTTTTCTTCTATATCAGTAAAGAATGACTGCGGCTCACCAAGTTCTATGTCACGGTAAAAGCCCGCAGCCTGTAGCTTGGTCAACTCGTTCTTAGTCTTACGCATAACGTGGGTAACACGTTCTGCTGTTTCTATGTTAGACGCACCGTACGGGACAATAACGTCTTCGGCTGGGATATACACCGCAACCTGACGGCCTAAATTCGGATCGTAGTAGACCTTTTTAAAAGCTGACCCTGCAAGACCAAGGCTATAGAGGAGTCGTTCGTGCTCAGGACGATACTCCACCATCACCTCTGTAAGCTCATAATTCATGTCGGCACGAACACGCTCTGCTGCTTCTTCCTTCTCGCGTGTTACTTCACCTAAAATTTTGGTCTTGACGGGGCCAGAAGCAGGGAACGTCTCACTCATAGCCTCGGCTTGAAAACGTATGGCGGCTTCGGACAGCACGGTACTATACACACCGCAAGCGTCATCCCACGGCTCTGTCCGTTCCTCATACTTAAATCCGAGCACTTCCAAGCCCTTGACAAAAGTATCAGCCCACTCTTTGCGGCTATTTGTATCAGCGCTAACGTACCCAAGGAGATCATTAGATAGGAGACTTAATTCTCTGTCGCCTAAGTATTCTGCTAAGTTTGCATCGAACGGCGCACCCATAGTGTCTTCAAGGCCAGACTCCGGCATTAACGTAATCTCTACGCTGCCGTCATCCAGAGTCACCATTTCTGGATCAACGACGGTTATTTCCATCTCGGAATCTTCTATCATTTCATCTTCCAAACCTTCAGGGGCTTGGTATACGCTTCGTTCAATAGCCATATTATTTCTCTGCTTCCCACTTCTTTAATGGGCATGAAGAACTTTTAAAAAATACTTTAATGGGCATTACACACCCACATTTCTTACATCTGTTTAGTTTCGGTGTTAGCTCCGGGCATATCTCACAAATTCTTAATCTTGTCGCTGCCATTTCTTTCACTTCTGGAGTAGACAACGATAACTTTTTAAGTATCCATTTCCCCGAATCCGCGTCCAACATCAATAGTACCCGCCGTGCCTTTGTTTGAAGTACCGCTCCGGCTCCTGCTCGTCGCTCGGCAACCGGATAAACCCACCCTGTCTGAAACGCATCAGGGCCATTACAGTTGAGTCAACAAGGTCATCATGGCCCATAAACGGGAATCCCGCAATCTCCTCAACTACTTCTTCGGCCCAACGTGTTCGTGGAACCCAACACAAACCGGACATCACTATGTCAGCTACAGAATTGAGTCGGGCAGTCTTGTCCCCAGTGCCACGGTGTGGAGTGAACTCTTGCACTAGAAGCCCCATCCTGCGGAGTTCCTGATACAGCGGTGTACCACTTGATTTCTTTTCCACAATGAACGCATCTGGTTCCCACTCTTTGTACGCTTCAAACGCTAACTGCTTCAATTCCGGGAATTCTACACGAGTCTTGACGCTGTTCAAAAGTATAATGTTATAAGTATTTGGTACGCCTATGGTTTTGCCGTCGTCGTCCACGAAGTCCCCGTCGTACATAAATACCCCCCACGTAGTGAGCGCGGTGAAGTCAGCACGGTTGTGTTTTTCTGCGGCGGCGTCCAGCGACATGATGACGTACTCACACTTGGGCGGGTCTGCGTTGCCCCACTCCATCCACCACTCACGCTTAACCAGCGCGGCTTCTTCGGCGGTCGGTTGCTGTTGGTACTGCGCATTCCACTGGAATAGCGGCATTGAGGCTTTGGTTCTGTACAGTGCGTCTAGGTTAAAGAACTCGGGCCACAGGGGTTTTTCAATGATTTTCCCCTCTTGCTTCTTACTTTCAACCTCCAATATCGCTGGAAATTCGACCACTTCGTACTGGTCAGCCATTGAGTTCTGGGCCATATCACGGGTCACTCGGCCTGTCAAATCGTCCAAATGCCACCTAGTCTGGATAATAGCCACACGCCCACCGGGCATCAGACGCGTTCTAGCGCCGTATGTGAACCATTCATACGCCTTATCAAAAACATCAAAACTGCCGTTTAGCACGTCCTGCTCGGAATGTGGGTCGTCTACAAGCAACAAATGAGCACCACGACCCGCAATGGAGCTACCGATACCACAGGCGTAGTATTCACCCCCCTGATTAGTATTCCACCGTCCCGCTGATTTAGAGTCTATGGCAAGCTGTACATTAGGGAAAACGGACTGGTAGGCCGGTGTTGAGATTAAGTTCCTGACTTTCCTACCAAAATCCACCGCAAGGTCGGTGGTGTGGGACACAATCATCACTTTTTTATCCGGGTTCCTGCCCAGAAACCACGCCGGGAAGTAGATAGAGACAAGTTGCGATTTGCCATGACGCGGGGGGATGTTTACGCATATCCTGTCTTTCCCGCTGTCCTCTACCTCGTCCCCACGCTTGTCGTACTCCTTGCCCCGTTCTATCTCCATCAGCAGATTAGCCAGTATCCTGTGGTGTTTGCCCACTTTGTAGTCCGGCTGCATCAAACAGCAGAAATCAATCAGGTCTTTATGTGCCGCTTCCGCCCGTTTGCGTACCTCAAGCTCTTCAACTATGCGGTATATTTCGTTTTGTTCCTCTAGGCTGTACTCGTCTAGGTTATTCAGCAGGAAATCTATCTCCTCCTGCGTAAATTCTACGGAATTTGGCTGGTTTTTGGGGGGTTCGGCGTTGAAGTCGGGGGTTTTCTTAGGGCGCATGGGCCGCTCTGCGACACTTTTGCGTTTTTTCTTAGCGGTAGCAGGCATTTACGTGTCAGTTTGGGTTATTTCGTAGACACCATCTTTGCTTTTCTTTAAAACTTCCAGCTTTTCGCGGAGTTTTTCACGTAGTTCGTCAGCATTTTGGTGGGTTACGGTAATTTCCTTGCGTTCTGTAAACAATCCTACGTCTGTCATCTTGCCCAGTAGTTCCAAAGCGCGAATTCTGACCCGTGCGTCAGGATTTTCTGTCTCCAGAATGAGTTTATTAGTTACTGTGTTACGGATTTCAGCGGCGTGTACGGCAACGAGTTGCCCAAATTCTTTCAGAATCGCGTTTGTCTGAATCAGTGAGGCGGGGGTTAGTTGGGCGGTGCGGTGTTCGGTAACTTTCTGGGACGTTCCTTCCATGTCTTCTGCGTAAGCAGCCAGTAATGTAGCGGCAATATCGTTATCTTCGTCGTTTGGTTCGATATTAAGACCGTGTTCGCCAAGCATAAGCGCAGTATTGCAAGCCGCTTCTGCTCTTTCTCGTAAATCCATGTACTTTATGTCTTCGGGTATTTCTACGCCGTATTCTGGGACAAGCGCTAAAGTCATTACGCGGACACCTTTGCAAGCTGTAAAGCCGGAAACTGAAGTATATAGCAAAAAATAAAAAGGAAACAAGTAGTTGGGACTCCTGACGGGGGGGGTTTCTGTATATGAGGGGGGTGGGGTCGAACTCAGGAAATTTGGTATTTACTCGTACAAATCTATATTACATACGAGCAGATGGAACCAAGCTCATAAAGCGGGGGGTACCCCCCGGGTGGGGTCAAGGCAGGTCAAAATACTAAAATAAACTGCATAAAACTAAAAAGAACTTGACAATACTACCTTGTTTTGCTACGATATACCCATGTTCT